ACATGCTCGGGCAGGTCGACCGCACCACCAGCTGGGGCACCGGCATCGAGCAGCAGGCCCTGGGATTCCGCGTATGGACGTTGGATGACTGGTTGGGGACCTTCGAGGACGCCTGGACCGCCATGCTGCCGCGCGGCCAGGACGCCATCTTCGACACCTCGGCCCTGGAGCGGACCGACACCGCCGGCCGCTGGTCCTGGTACGCCACGGCCCGAACCATCGGCGGCATGACCCAGAACGAGATCCGCGGCAAGGAGAAGCTCCCGCCGATCGAGGGCGGCGACGACATCGCCGCTCCGCTCAACAGCGCGCACGCCGGCGATGCCGGCGCGCCCGAAGAGCCCCCACCGCCTGTCGATCCCCCGGCGCCCCCGCCGAAGAAGTAGGAGGCCGCGATGCCTGACCTGTCCGTGCGGGCCGAGCGGCCCACCGATCTGCAGCACCGCGCCGTCCCGTTCCGCGATGTCGAGCTCCGTGCCAAGGCGAACGGGACCGGCGGCGACGCCCTGACGTTCACCGGCTACGCCTGCATCACCGAGATCGGCTACGAAATGGAGGACTGGCTCGGCCCGTTCACCGAGGTCGTCCGCGCGGGCGCGTTCACCAAGACCCTCGCCGAGAGCGCGGACGTGCCGTTCCTCGTCAACCACGCTGGCCTCACGCTCGCCCGGACCAAGTCCGGGACGATGCGGCTCGCCGAGGACGACACCGGCCTGCACACCGAGGCCGACCTCGACCCGGCGAGCCCGCACGTGCAGGCGCTGCGCTCGGCGATGGACCGCGGCGACGTCGACGAGATGTCGTTCGGTTTCTGGATCACCCGCCAGCAGTGGTCCCCGGACTTCGACCAGCGGGACATCCTCGAGGTCTCCCTCAACAAGGGCGACGTCAGCATCGTCAACTACGGCGCCAACCCGAACACGGCCGGCGCGACCCTCAACTCCCGTGACGTGTCCGCGCAGCTGCAGCGGCTGACGCCGGACCAGCGGCGCGAGGTGTTCGATCGCCTCGCCACCGAGTTCACCCCCGCCGAGCCGGCCCCCTCCGGGCCCACCCTCGGCCTGCTGCAGGCCCGCGCCCGCGCGCTGGCCCTCTGAGTTTCACCGCCTGCCATCGCGCCGGAGCCGCGCCGACCGCCACGCCGGACCCCGCACCCGGGGCACCACCTGGCCCGTCACCCGGACCACCACCCGAGCCGCAGGCACGCCACCGCCCATCCCCCGTTCCCGAGAGGACGACCATGCCCAACACCCTGATGCAGGGCCTGATCGAACGGCGTGCCGAGCGCAAGACCGAGCTCGACCGCGTTCTGGAGACGCCCACCGCAGAGAAGCGCAACCCCACCGACGACGAGCAGGCACGCTTCGACGCCATCGAGAAGGAGATCCGCGAGATCGACGCGCGGATGGTCGAACTCGACGAGCAGCAGAAGCGCGACGACGCTGCCGCCGACATGGCCAAGCGGTACAGCGTCGGCCGTGTCGAGGTCGTCTCCGAGCCGAAGACCTACGCCAAGGAGGCCCGGCACTCGTACTTCCTGGACCTGGCCCGCGCGGAGCTCAACCGCGGTGACGGGGACGGCGGTCCGGCCGCCGCCCGCGAGCGCCTGCGGCGGCACGGCGAGGAGATCGAGGTCGACCTGCCCCGCCGGCTGGCCGCGCGTGACGCCGCCGCCGAGAAGGGCATCCGGAGCCTGGAGGGCGTCTCGGACCGGGTCGCCGAGTCCGCTTTCGAGCGCCGCACCAACCCCAACCGCACGGACGGGCAGGGCGGTTACTTCGTGCCGCCGCTGTGGATGGTCGACGAGTACATCGACCTGCCGCGGTTCGGCCGCACCATCGCCAACTCGGTGCGCAACCTGACGCTGCCGTCCGGAACCGACTCCATCAACCTGCCCAAGGTGTCCACCGGTACCGCCGTCGGTGTGCAGACCGCGGACGCCGCTGCCGTCACCTCGCAGGACCTGACGGACACGTCGGTGAGCGCGCCGGTCCGCACCATCGCCGGTCAGCAGGACGTGGCGCTGCAGCTGCTCGACCAGTCCCCGATCGCCTTCGACGAGGTGATCTTCTCGGACCTGATCGCCGACTACAACATGAAGCTGGACCTGCAGGTCATCAACGGTTCCGGCTCGGCCGGCCAGGCCACCGGCATCCTGAACGTCGGCAGCCTCAACTCGGTGACCTACACCGACGCCAGCCCGACCCTGCCGGAGCTGTGGCCGTCGTTCGCACAGGCCGCATCCCAGGTCGAGAAGAACCGCAAGATGCCCGCCCTGGCGACGTTCATGACGCCGTCGATGTGGTACTGGATCGCCTCCCAGCTCGACAGCTCCAACCGGCCGCTGGTGCAGATCGAGAGCGGCACCGGCTTCAACGTCCTGGGACTCCAGACCGGCGCCGTCTCCGAGGGCCCTGCCGGCCGCGTGATGGCGCTGCCGGTCCTGACCGACGGCAACATCCCCTCCAACCTCGGCGCGGGCACCAACGAGACCCGCATCATCACCGCCCGCACCTCCGACCTTTACCTGTTCGAGGGCAGCATGCGCACCCGCGTGCTCCAGGAGGTCCTCTCCGGGACGCTGCAGGTGCGCTTCCAGGTGTGGAACTACTTCGCCTTCATGGGCAACCGGCGCCCGGAGGCCATCTCGGTCGTCTCCGGGACCGGCCTGATCCCGGCGGCCGGCTACTGATCCCGCCAGCTCCCCGGGCCGTCGTTGAGGGTGCGGCGGCCCGGGGTCACTTCCCCCAGTGAGGAGAGTCGCGATGCATGATCGCGTCGCTGAACTGGCCGGGCTCCGTAACGAGCTGGCCAGCTGCACGAACGGACCGCGCGTGAGCGAGGTCCAGGCCCAGATCGATCGCGTCCGCGGCGAACTGACCGCCGAGGCCGAGAAGCTGGAGGACCGGGCGGAGCACCTCGCCGAGGCCGGGCAGGACATTCCCGCCGCGCAGGCCGCGGTTGCCGCGCGGGAGATCCGCACGGCGCTGCAGGGCGACGAGCCCGAGGCCACCGCAGCAAAGGGCCGCAGCAAGCGCACCACGGCGGCCGCGAAGGCGCCCGAGACCCGGGGCGGAGGCGCCTGATGCCGCTGACCAACGGACGCTACCCGTCCAAGAACCGCGAGTGGATGCTGTCCGGGCAGCCGGGCAGCACCTACCGCTCGAACCTCGACCGGGCCGCGGTCGTCAACGACTTCGCGTCGCTGACGACTCAGACGATGCAGTCCACCGCCCTGTACCTGCAGGCAGGTGACCTGGTCACGAACCTGACGTTCAAGTCCGGTGCGACTGCCGCCGGGACGCCCACGAACTGGTGGTTCGCGCTCTACGACGACAGCAACACACCGGTCCTGCTCGCGCAGACGGCGGACCAGCTGACGGCGGCATGGGCGGCGAGCACCGCCAAGACGCTGGCCCTGGCCACTCCGTATGCGGTGCCCCGCTCGGGGATCTACCAGGCCGCGGTCATGGTCAAGGCGACCACTCCGCCGAGCCTGCTCGGCGCGGCTACGGTCGCGGCCGCGGTCTCCGGGTTCGTGACCGGCGACCTGGTCCTGGCCCAGAACTCGGGCGCCTCCCTGACCGGCACGGCCCCGGCCACGATCACCGGCGGCTCGGCGATCGGGTTCGTGCCGCGCGTCGTCGCCACCTGAGACGGGAGGGGGCGTCATGTGGCTGATCTACTTCTCGGGACAGGATGTACGGCTGACCGAGACGGTCCTCGACGACGCAGGCGCCCCCGCCACCGGCACGGTGTCCGTCGTCCTGACCGTCACCGACCCCACCGGCGCCGTCACCACCCCGTCCGTCACCGCGGGCACGGGCGGCGGCCAGTACGTGGCCGTCGTCCCGGCGGTCGCCCAGGCCGGGGTGTGGCTGTACCGGTGGACGGCCAACGGCACCGGGGTCGGGTTCGTCAGCGAATCGCAGTTCGAGGTACGGCCGCCGATGATCGGACAGGTCGTCAACCTCGCCTCGGCCAAGGCACACTGCAAGATCCCGGCCAGCGACACGTCCGTCGACGCGGACATGCAGGGCTTCATCCTCGCCGCCGGCGAGCAGGCCCGGGACGTGGTCGGCCCGATGCTGCCCGAGCAGCACACCGAGTGGCACAACGGCGGCAACCCGACGATCACGGTCGACTGGCTGCCGCTCGCCTCCGTCCAGTCGGTCACCGAGTACGTGTCCGCGTCCACCTGGGTCCTCACCGAGCAGCCGCTCGGCACCTCGACGGACGCCTACGGGTACACCGTCGACCTCGACCGCGGGCAGATCACCCGCCGGGCCACCGGCGGCGCCGTCTGCTTCCCGGGCGGCATCAAGAACGTCAAGGTCGTCTACACCGCCGGACGCTCCGGGGCGATCCCCTGGACCGTGCGCCTCGGCGCCCTGGAACTCATCCGCCACCTGTGGCAGCTGACCCAGCAGGGCGGCCGGCCCCGCTTCGGCGGCGCCTCCCTGGACGGCGAGGGCGGCGGCGTTCCCACCGGGTTCGCTCTCCCGCAGCGCGTACTGGAGCTGTGGCAGCCGCAGAAGCGCCCACCGGGGATCGCATGACCACGCCCATCGGGGACATCCCCGCGTCGTCCATCCCCGGCGCCCGGACCTGGATCTTTGACGGGGTCAAGGCCCAGCTTGCCGACCAGCCGGACACCTTGGTCTGCCTCGACGAGCCGGGGCCGTACCAGCCGGACGAGATCGTCATGGTCGGTGACGTCCACCAGCAGTACAACCCGGAGAACGTGGTCGGCTCGGGCGGGGCGTACTGGCTGCGCGAGGACTACACGATCACCGTCGTCGTCGACGTGTTCGGCGGCGGCGACCACCCCGACCTTGTGTTCGCGCGCGCCCGCCAGCTCGCCGACCTGGTGGTCGCCGTCGTGCGCTCCGACCCCTCCCTCGGCGGCGCCGTCGACCGCGGCAAGCCCGGCTTGGTGCAGCACACCTCCGGCTGGGACCCCGACCACAAGGGCCGCCAGACCGTCATCGAGATCGGCATCGACTGCCTCAAGACCCTGTAAGGGAGGGCGCCATGCGGCTGCTCTACACCGGCGACGCCGGCACGTACTACCCCACGCTCGGGCTCACTCCCGCACCGGGCACCGTCTACGAACTTCCCGCCGATCCGGGCGACGGCTGTTGGCTGCCCGAAGAGAAGCCCGCCAAGAAGGCCTCGACGGCCGCGCAGACCAAGGAGGGCAGCGATGCCTAAGCCGTCCCATCTCGCAACACTCGGCGTGGCCAAGGAGACCGTGCCCGGCACGGCCGTCGCGCCCACCAAATGGGTGCCCTACAAGACACTCACGCCCAAGGACGACGTCAACCTCATCGAGGACACCGGGCAGCGCGGCGCCCCGGTGGACGTCTACGGCCTGTACCCGGGGCAGAAGGGTGCCGAGCTCGACCTCGGCGGCGACGTGTTCGCCGACACCATCGGCTGGATGCTCGCCTCGGTCCTGCCCGACCTCGTCACCACGGGCAGCTCCGCCCCGTACTCGCACGTCTTCAGCACGCTGTGCACGGGCGACACCCAGCCCACCCCGCAGACCTGGACGATCTTCGACCCGCTGAACACCTGGCAGTACGCCGGTGCCCAGTTCTCCGAGCTCGGGTTCAAGTGGAACGCCGACGGCCTGTTCGAGTGGACCGCGAAGGCCCAGACCTGGCCGTACACGACGACCACCAGCCCGACGCCGTCGTTCACCGGCGTGGCCCCGGTCGCGAACTGGAACATCACCAACCAGATCGCCGGAGTCGCGACGTTCGTGCAGGACGGCGAGCTGACGATCAAGCGGAACATGACCGCGATCCGCGGCTCGGCCGGCACCCAGAACCCGTACCGGATCTGGACCGGCGACGTGTCCGTCGAGGGCAAGTTGTCGCTGGTCATGGAGAACACCACCCAGCGCACCGCGTTCCAGGCCGGGACGGTGCAGTCCTTCGACTGCATCTACACCCAGGGCGCCGCGGCCACCACCAACGGCCTGACGCTGCACTGCTCGCAGGTCGCCTACACCGAGGGCACCCCGTCCTACGGCAAGGAGTACATCGAGCTCCCGGTGTCCTTCAAGGCGATCAGCAACACGAGCGACGTCGGCGCCTCGGCCGGCTACAGCCCCATCAAGGCGACGTTGCAGAACGCCATCGCCGCGAGCATCTACAAGTAAGAAGGGCTCACCCTCATGAGCATCACCCGCCACCAGCTGGCCGACGGAGCGTGGGCCGAACTGCGCGCGATGGACGACACACCCGAGCGGCTGCGCCGCCCCGTGCGCACGATCCAGATGAAGCTCGCGCAGAACCCGGCGTTCGCCGAGGTCATCCAGGACGCACAGAAGAGCGGCGTCCAGGGCATGCAGGACATCGACGAGACCCGCGCCGTGCAGATGGCCACGGCCATGGGCGACGACGCCCTGCAGCTGATGGACGATCTCAGCGACCGTCTCATCATCAGCAGGGTGGTTGGCTGGTCCTACGGCAGCGAGGTCACCCTCGACGCGCTGCAGGACCTGCCCGGCCGCGTCTACGACGAGCTCAAGGCACTGTGTGCCGAGGGCGCCCTGACGAGCGGCCCGGACTTCTCGCCGTCGACCGAGGCGGACAGCCCTACCGAGCCCTCTACCGCCTCCGCGTAGCGCTAGAGGGGAAACACGACTACCCGGCCCATCAGTTGCCCCTGGACGCGTACCGGGACTGGCAGCTGTGCCGGGTGGTCGGACCGCCGGATACCTGGCTCGACCTGCCCGCCGAGCGCCTGGACTGGATCCTCGCGGTCGATGGCGCAGTCGAGCAGGCCAAGGCCAACGCACAGGAGGAGGCGAACCGCAGTGCCTGAAGGCATCACGGTCGTGGTCCGCGGCACCCGCGAGGTCGAGGCCGCGCTCACACGGATGGACCGCGAGATCGATCTCGGAACGCTCCGAGCCCTGAAAGCCACCCAGGCGCTCGCCAAGAAGAGCATCCGCTCGGGGATGCGGGGACGGCCCCGGTGGGACCACCGCGGCAAGTCCGCCCGCACCGGAGCCACCGTCAAGCTCAACCTGTCCCCGCACGTTGTCTCCAAGGGCGGCGGCCCCGGACGGCTGACCGGCAAGCTCGCCCGCGGCGTCGGCGGCGTGCGACGGCCCAAGCCCGTGCCGGGCGGAGGGTTCGCCGGCGGCGTCGGGGTCGGCGGCGGCGTCCGCAACCTCTACAAGAAGCGCCAAGAGGCGCAGTACCCCTACGTGCGGCCCGGCCTGCGCAAGGCCGAGCCGAAGATGGCCGCCGTCTGGCAGATCGCCTGGGGGCGCGCCACCCGCATCTGACAACTCCACACCAGAGCAGCCCGAGGGAGGTGACCTCCCTTGGGAGCACTGCCTCCGGTCTTCATCGAATTCCTCGGCCACTCCAAGGGCGTCAAGACGGCCATCGCGGGCGTCAAGGGCGAGATGGCGGCGGCCGACTCGGCGGGCGCGGGCGCGTTCAAGCGCACCGGCCTGTACGCCAAGGCGGCCGTCGTCGGCATCGGTATCGCGGCGGCCGGCGTCGCCGTCCACACGGTCAAGATGGCCGGTGACTTCCAGGTCCAGATGACCCGCGTGCGCACCGGCGCGGGCGAGGCCGCGCAGAACATGAACATGGTCGGTCAGGGCGTCCTCGCCATGGCCGGGCAGGTCGGCCAGGGGACCGGAGAGCTCACCAAGGGCCTGTACATGGTGGAGTCCGCCGGGTATCACGGCGCGGACGCCCTCAAGGTCCTCAAGGCCTCCGCCCAGGGCGCCAAGGTCGGCGCCGCCGACCTCAACACGACGACCGACGCCGCCACCACGGCGATGAACGCGTACAAGAGCGGCGCGGACAGTGTCGTCCCGACGATGAACGCGCTGATCGCGACCGAGGCCGAGGGCAAGACCAACCTCGAAGCCCTCGCCGGGTCGATGTCGACGATCCTGCCCGTCGCCGCGGCCGCGAAGGTCGGACTGCACGAGGTCCTCGGCGCGATGGCGACGATGACCGCGCAGGGCACCCCGGCCGCCGTCGCCGCGACCTACCTGCGCCAGACGATCGGCCAACTGTCCAACCCGTCCAACAAGGCCGCCACCGAGATGAAGAACCTCGGGCTGAACGCGGTGCAGGTCGGCCAGAACCTCGGCAAGAAGGGCCTCGCCAGCACGCTGACGATGCTGACCGACGCCATCGAGAAGCACATGGGCCCGGCGGGCACCGTGATGATCCGGCACCTGCAGGGTGCGGCGAAGAACACCACCGAGTTCCAGCGGGCGCTCGCCAACCTGCCCCCGACGCAGCAGACCTACGTCGGCGCCCTCGCCACCATGGTCGGCGGCACCAAGTCGATGCAGGCCGCACTCCAGCTGACCGGCCCGCACATGAAGGACTTCATCCGCAACACGGCGGGCATCGAGGAGCACGTCAAGGCCGGCGGTCACTCCATCGAAGGCTGGGCTGACGTCCAGAAGAACTTCAACCAGAAGATGGCCGAGGCCAAGGCCTCCGCCGAGGCGCTCGGCATCCAGATCGGCCAGTTCCTGATGCCGACCTTCCAGAAGATCATGGGCGTCGTCGCCGAGGGCGCGTCCTGGATGGCCAAGCACCGCAACGTCGCCAAGGCCCTCGCCATCACCATCGGTGTCGTCCTGGTCCTGGCCATCGCCGCACTCACCGCCGCCCTGTACGAGATGGCGGCCGCCGCCGCGGTCAACCCGGTCACCTGGATCGTCCTCGGCGTCATGGCGCTGATCGCCGCGATCGTCCTGCTCGCGATGCACTGGAAGGCCGTCTGGGGCTTCATCAAGCAGGTCGGGCACGACGTCGCCAAGGCAGTCGTCGGCGCCTGGGACTCCGTGCGCGACGGCACCGTCTCCGCCTGGAACGCGACCGTGAACTGGGTGAAGAGCAGCTGGCACGCGGTGGGCAGCTTCTTCTCCTCGGCCTGGCACACCGTCACGGACCCCATCGTGCACGCCTGGCAGTGGCTGCAGCGCACCACGATGAGCGTGTGGCACGCCATCCTCGGGTTCTTCAAGAAGTGGTGGCCGCTGCTCCTGGTGGTCTTCGCGCTGCCCATCGCCATCTTGCTCGCGATCTGGAACCACTGGCACAAGCAGATCATCGGCGCGACCAAGACCGCGTGGAACGCCGTCATGGGGTTCCTCAAGGGCGCCTGGAACATGATCAAGTCGGCAGCGATCGTCGTATGGAACCTGATTGCCACTGCGGTCATGACCCCGACGATGGCCGTGTGGCACTGGCTGCAGTCCATCTGGGCCACGGTCTCCGGCTGGCTGAGCTCCGCCTGGAGCGCCATTGCCGGGACCGCGGCGTCCTGGTGGGGGTCGATCTCGGCCGCGATGACCGGACCGGTGAAGTCGGCCTGGCACACCATCACCTCGACCATGAGCATGGTCAAGAACGCCATCGCCTCCAAGCTCACCCAGGCCTGGAACGCGGCCAAGTCCTGGGGATCCAAGTTCCTGAGCGTCGGCAAGAACATCGTCATGGGCATCATCCACGGCGTCGAGCACGCCGGGAGCGCCCTGTTCAGCGCGCTCAAGAACCTCGCCAAGGGCGCCCTGGACTCCGCGAAATCGTTCCTGGGCATCAAGTCGCCCTCGCGCAAGTTCGCCGAGATCGGCGCGTACATCGGCGCCGGCCTCGTGCAGGGCCTGACCGGCTCCACCGCCCGCGTGAAGTCGGCCGCGAACCGTATCGCCGCCATGCTGTACCGGCAGTTCGGGAGCGCCGGGCACAAGCACCTGCAGGCCCTCGTCCGCAGGGACGGCCAGCACCTGGTCAGGCTGGCCGAGCAGCGCGACCAGATCACGGTCAGGCTGAAAGCGGCGAACAAGAAGCTCGCCGACCTGCAGAAAGACTGGAAGAAAACCCGCGACGACGTCGCCTCGTCCGTGCTGCAGAACGTCTCCGTCGTCACGGCGCTGCCGGAGGGCTCGGTGGCGCTCACCAGCCAGGACGTGGTCGCGAACATGCGGGCGCAGGTCGCCAAGGCCAAGAAGTTCGCGGCCGACCTGATCGCGCTGCGCAAGAAGGGCCTGCGGGCCGACCTGGTGCAGCAGATCGCCGAGTCGGGCGTCGACCAGGGCGGCGACACGGCCGCCGCGCTCGCGTCCGGCACCAAGGCCCAGGTCGCCGAGATCAACAGTCTGCAGGGGCAGGCCAAGACCGCCGCGGGCAAGGTCGGCTCGGCGACGGCGGACGCCATGTACAAGGCCGGCATCCAGTCGGCCCAGGGCCTGGTGCGGGGGCTCAAGTCGCAGCAGAAGGCCATCGCGAAGCAGATGGAGCACATCGCCAAGTCGATGGCGGCCGCCATCCGCAAGGCCTTGAAAATCCACTCCCCGTCGCAGGTGTTCCACGAGATCGGCGACTACATCACCCGGGGCCTGGCAAACGGCATCCAGGCCGGGACCCGGACCGCCGAGGCCGCTGCCGTCGCGATGGCCGGGGCGGTCTCGGCCGCCGGGATGCCCGCCATCCCACGCGCCGCCAGGCCAGGCCTGGGCCACTTCGCCGCAGCGGCTGCCGGCGGCGCCTACGTGGACGTGCCCATCGTCATCAAGCTCGACGGCGATGTCCTGTTCCGCACCACGCAGCGCCGCGCCCTGCAGCACGAGCGCCGCAACACCTCCAACGGCCTCTCGGCCAAAACCCGCTGACCGCCGACCAAGGGGGCCCTCGTTGACTGTTCCCACCGGATTCCCTCTCGACGACGGCCCCCTGATCGGCACCTGGCCGCGCCTGCTGTTCCAGATCGCGTGGAACGCGGGCGGCAACAGCACGGCGCCGAACCACTGGTACACCGTGTCCAAGCGGCTCCGTGGCCCCTGGAAGGCAACGCTGGCCGGGCGGCAGTACGAGCTGGACACCGTCACCAGCGGGGGCGCCTCGTTCGTCCTGGACAACCTCGACGGCGCGTTCGACCCCGACAACGCGAGCAGCTTCTTCTACCCCTACGTGCTGCCCTACCGGCGGGCCCGGATCGCCGCGCAGACCGGCCCGTCACGCAACCTGCTGTACTTCTGGGTCGGCGACGGATCGCAGCTGACGTCGATGGCCGCGTCGACCGGCACGCCCGGCCTGGCGACCGGCCTGCCCGCGTCGGTGTCCGGGCTGACCACGGCCCAGACCTGGGCCCTGCCCAACGGCACAGCCAGCAACGCCGCGTTCGGGCTGATCGGGGCGACGCAGGACTGGACGGCCCTCGACTGCGAGGGCACCACGGTCACCCCCGGGGCCGCGTACTCGGCCGGAGTCGACCTCCAGCTCGCCGCAGGCGGCATGACGTCCCTGTCCATGCGTCTGCGCCTGCAGTTCTTCTCCCTGACGGGCACGTCGATCAGCACGTCCGTGTCGTCGACCGTGGGCATCACCACGTCCTCGGTCCGGCTCACGGCCTCCGGGACCGCGCCCTCGAACGCCGCGTTCGCCGTGCTCAGCGTCGTCACCCAGGCCGCGACCACCTCGGCCACCACCGTGCGGGCCACCGCCTGGCAGCTGGAGCAGGCGGCCGCGCCGACCGGCTGGGTGTCGGCCGGCGGCTGGTTCCAGATCTGGCAGGGGTTCGTCGAGCGGTGGCCGCAGTCCTACGACAAGAACGGCAAATACGGGCTGGCTGATGTCGTCTGCGTCGACTCCCTCGCCCCTCTGTCCCAGCTCACCTACTCCGACGTCATGCCGGGCTGGCTGTCCCAGACCCAGTCGGCCAGCCTGCAGTGCGCCTACGATCTCGCCGCCCTCGGCACCAGCCCGGACGTCCCGGGCGGCCGCGCGTTCCTGCCCTACGCCGGCAGCCAGGTGGGCAGCGGGGGCCTGGACGTCGTCGGCGCGAACATCGTCACCGGTACGTCCATCACCTCGACGACCGACCTGGGCACCCTGTGGGGGGTCCCGGGCCCGGTGACGACCCTGGCCAACAACCAGGCCGCGAGCCTCGGCAACGCGGCCGGCGCGACCTACCTGCAGCCCTGGGACGGCGTCGACCACCTCATGCTCCCCAACGGCGGATGGACGCGCCTCATCTGCTTCCGCACCACCAACGTGCCCGGCACCGGGGGCCGGTTCTCCGTCGCCACCGTGTGGAGCGCAACCGGCGGCGGCTACATCACCGGCAGCGGCAACCAGTCCTGCGCGAACGTCGAACTCGTGGGCAACGGCATCACGTTCAAGCTGCAGAACGCGGCCAACACCGCGGGCACCTGGACCATCATCACGGAGGTCCCCGTCACGGACGGGGACTGGCACTGCGCCGTCATGTCCCTGTCCTCCGACGGCAAGACGTGCAACTTCACCATCGACGGCCACCCGGCGACGATCACCTCCGGCACCAGCATGGCCTCGTCGACCTACACGATGGACGTGATCGGCGGCACGGTCACCAGCAACGGCGAGAACACCGCCAGCTTCAACGGGGACATCGCCTACTTCGCGCAGTGGAACGCCGACATCGGCCTCAGTGCAGCCAGCGACCTGTCCCGCGGTTTCGCACGCGGCTGGTCGGGCGACAGCATCACCGACCGCATCACCCGCCTGCTCAACCTGGCCCACTTCCATCCCGGCTCCGGCGTCTCCTTCGCGTCGACCGGCACGCAGGGCACCACCGGCGCGATCTCCCTGAACGGCCGCTCCGCCCTGGACGCCATCCAAAGCGCGGCGGACACCGAGAACGGGCAGTTCGCCGTCAACGGCTTCGGGACGCCGCGACTGTTCGGGCACCTGTGGCGGTGGATCCAGAACACACCCGTCGCCGTCTTCGGCGAGAACGCGGCGGGCGGCGAGATCCCGGTCCGGGACGACATCAAATTCGAGCAGGACCCGGCCCACCTCTACAACGACGTCCAGATCACCGTCGAGGGAGCTGCCGACGCCACCGACCAGACCCGGCTACAGGAGTCGTCCGACAGCACCTCGCAGACCGCCTACTTCCCGCAGACCCTGACCCGCACCATCAACCCGGTGGCCGCGCAGACCGGCAAGGACATGGCCGACTACCTGCTCAGCCTCTACAAGGACCCGCACACCCGCCTGCAGGGACTCACCGTCGACCTCGCCCACAGCGTGGCCCTGCAGCGCGCCACGCTGGGCCTGCGCTTCGCCGACCTGGTACGCGTCGTGAAACGGCCCGCCCTCGCCCCGGCCAAAACGATGGACGGCTTCATCGAGCAGATCGAATGGTCGGGCGACGACACCGGCGCCGTCCTGCAACTGCGCCTGCAGATCTCCCCCGCCTCCCAGTACCGGTACTGGATCATCTCCGCCGCCTGGGCCGCGCTGACGACGTCGCCGTCCGCCGGCGTCAGCACCATCACCGTCGGACCGATCTCCGGCAACAACGCGATTGCCGCGCAGGCGGTCATCCCCGCCGGATTCACCATGACCCTCGGCTACGGCACCGCCAACACGGAGACCGTCACCGTGCAGTCCGTGCAGACCGTCAGCCCCGGCTACAGCACCGTGCAGCTCACCCTCACCGCGCCCACCACCAAGAGCCACACCGCGGGCGACGTGATCTGTTCGCCGCTGCCCGGCGTGACCCTGCCGCCCGGCGGCACCTATCCCACCTGCTTCGACACCCCGGCGATGTTCGGCGGGACCAGCCCCTTGTTCGGATTCTGACCGGAGGCCCCGTGACCACTCGACCCACCCTCACCCAGGCCACACCGGGATTCCCGGCCTCCGACGCCTGGTGGAAAGCGCAGGTCTACGACCCGCTCACCTACCTGTACGGGCAACTGCCCATCGAGGTCTACAAGCAGAACGACTTTCTGATGACCTCGGTGACCACGGTCGCCTCCGACCCCGAGCTGCAGTGCACGCTCGCCGCGAACTCGGTGTACCGCGTCGAGTTCTTCCTCCACTACGCCGCCATCGACGCCGCGCGGATCAAAACCCAGTGGCTGGTGCCTTCCGGCGCGACCGGGTTCCGGTCGGCCCTGGGCCCCGACCAGGGCGTCATCCTCTCCAGCACCTCCTCCGGCGGCACCGGCCGCTGGGGTGTCCACGGCTTCACCACCGCCTGCACCTACGGCACCCGCGACTCGAACGCAAACCAGTGCGTGGCCATCGAGGAAGGCGTGGTGACCACCACGACCGGCGGCACCCTCGCCATCCAGGCCGCACAGGTCACGTCCTCGGCCACCTCCAGCAAGATCTCCAGCGGCTCGTACATGCGCGTCAAGCTGCTCTCGTAGGAGTTCCGTTCATGACCTTTCGTCTCGGCAAGCTGCCCGCGCAGCCCGCCCGCCCACACCTGACGCTCTCCCCCGTCCTGCGCGAGCGACGCCCCGCCCCGCCTGCCTCCTCCGACTGGCAGGCCGACACCATCCAGTGGCCGATGTACGGAAACGCGGCGATCGGCGACTGCACGTGCGCCGGCGTCGGCCACCTCGTCAACCAGCTCACCTTCTACGGCTCCGGCATCGAGGTGCAGCCGACGGAGACGTCCGTGATCGGCATGTACTCGGCGATCACCGGCTACACCCCCTCGAACCCGGACTCGGACACCGGCGCCTACTGCCAGGACGTCCTCGCGTACTGGCGTAAGACCGGACTCGAAGGCCACAAGATCGTGGCCTATGCGGCGCTCGACGTGTCCAACCTGACCGAGGTCAAGCAGGCCATCAGCCTGTTCGGCAGCGTGTACGTCGGCCTGAACTTCCCCGACTCCGCGATGGACCAGTTCAACGCGGGCCGGCCCTGGGACGTCGTCAAGGGCGCCCGGGTCGAGGGCGGGCACTGCGTCATGGTCGGCGCCTACGGCAACGGCAAGCTGGGCCTGGTCACCTGGGGCGCCGAGACCGAGATGACCGAGGCGTTCTGGAAGCGCTACGTCGACGAGGCGTGGGTCGTCCTCGACGCCGACGGGCTCCGAGGCGCCGGCGTCTACTTCACCGGGGCCCCGTCCTGGTACGCGCTCGGCGAGCAGTACGCCGCGCTGACCGGCGAGAAGAACCCCATCCCCAAGCCCGGCCCGGTGCCGTCCCCTCCTTCGCCGCCCGCTCCTTCTCCGGCTCCTGGCCTTGATCCGCGCCTGGTTGCGGCGTGGCAGTCGATGAACGAGTGGGCGCGCGACAACCACGTCACCGCGAAGGGAGCCTGACCATGGCACTGATGCCCGGGGCCGCCTACATAGGCCCGACCGTGAACAAGCGCACCGACGGCATGGTCGAGGTCCGCGGCCTCGTCCTCCACATCCAGCAGGGCACCGAGGCCGGGTCGGAGGCCTGGTTCAAGAACCCGGCGTCCCAGGCGTCCAGTCACTTCCTCAGCCCGAAGACCAGCGGCCTGCGGCAGCTCGTCGACACCAAGGATCGCGCCTGGGCCGAGGCCGATGGGAACGCGCACTGGGTTTCCCTGGAGAACGAGGGCTACGCGGGCGACGCCCTGACCGCCAGCCAGGTGGAGAACGCCGCGCAGCTGCTCGCGTGGCTGCACACCGAGTACGCGGTGCCGCTGGAGTCGACCGACGACCCGAACGGCCACGGTCTCGGCTGGCACGGCATGGGCGGCGCCGCCTGGGGCGGGCACACCGGCTGCCCTGGCGACCCGGTCAAGGCGCAGCGTCCCGCGATCATCGCGCGGGCCCGGCAGATCCTCGGCCTTACCGTGCATCCGGCCGTGTCCCTCGCGCACGTGGTATCCGCGGCCCGGCATGACCCGGCGGCCGCGCAGGGCCACGCCACGCACAAGGCCGAGGTCCTGCTCGTCGAGCGCGCGCTGCACGCCGAGGGGCTCCTCGCCGCCCAGTACGTGGACGGCAGTTTCGGCACCAAGACCGTCGCGGCGTATGCCCGCTGGCAGCGCGGAGCCGCCGGCGGCAGCTACGTCGGCACCGCAGCCGACGGCATCCCCGGCGCCAACTCGCTGAAGCGGCTCGCCGCCCGGCATGGCTTCACCGTCACCGACTGACCTCCCGAGAGGACCCACCCCATGAGCAACGGCATTCCCGGCCTTCTGATCTCCGCGAAGACCTACGCCATCGACCTCGCCGAACGCGTCATCTGGACGTTCCTCGGCGCGGCCGTCGCCGTCGCCCTCGCGGGCGGCCCGGCCGACATGCTGCACGTCTCCTTCTGGCAGGGAGCGGCAACGGCCGGCATCGCTGCGGCTGTCTCCCTGGTGAAGGGTCTGTTCGTTCGCGGCCTCGGCCAGCGCAACAGCGCCAGCTCGGCGCCCAGCGTCTGATGGGCGCCCCGGTCCCGGACCCGGGCGTCTACATCAGTCCGGCGCAGATGTACCAGGAGCTGAGATCCCTGTCCGATGGCCTGACCCGGGTAGAGACGAAGCTCGACAGCATCGGGCAGGGCCTTCACGACCTCGACAAGGATGTCTCCGACCACGAGACCCGCATCCGCACGCTGGAAAAGGGGCGATGGCCACTGCCCACACTCGGCATCCTGACTGGCCTCGCCGGCGCCGCCACCGGCGCAGCTGCCCTCTTCCACAGATGACCACGGCCCCGCTCTCCTCCGGGAGGGCGGGGCCGCTTTCGTGCGTCCAGGGGTACGGACTAGCTCGCACCCTTACGGCTTCGGCAGCTCGGTCACGAACGTGCCGATGCCCGGCTGCATCTGCGCAAGGCCCGCTTCTCGCAGCTCGGTCAGCACCCGGCGCGCCGTCATCTGCGCGATCCCGAACTCGCCGTGGAGTGCCAGCACGCCCGGCAGTTGCTCGCCCGGCGCATACGTGCCGTCTGCGATCCGCGCCTCGATGATCTCGTACACCTGCTGCCATCGCGGGATGTCCGGCTTCCAGTCCATGATCTCGACGCTAGGCAGGACAGGCCTACCCGGCGAGACGAGATTGCCTGACACGCCTAGCTACCCTAGCTACCTAGTACTACGCTGCGGAGACACGTAGAACCCCGGCAGCCGCTGATACGGCCCCGGGGACGGCCGACTGGTTGGAGTCGACATGGGAAAGCCTACGCACGCTTCGGCATCGCGCACAGAGCAGGCGCCCGTCCAGTGGTGTCACTGGCACAAGGGCCCATCCGAGACCGCCGTCCTGGTGGACGCGATCGAACGGAACTCCGCCCCGCCCATGCCGCTGTACGCGTGCGCACCGTGCCGTGAGCAGCGCGGCCTCGTCCCGCTGGCCGACCTGTCGTGAGCGCCGTCGAGACGACCCCCGAGTGCAGCCTCAGCGAGCACGCCATGTGCGACGGCCCGGCCGTCATCCGGCGCCGCGGTGCACCCGCGTGGGAGGCGCCACTGATGACGATCAAATGCGGGTGCCGCTGCCACGGAGGCCGCGCCACCCCACCCTCCGCTAGCAAGGGACGACGATGATCTGCGCGCGCTGTGAGATGCCGATTCTGCCGGGCGAGCGGCATGAGACGTGGGAGATCGAGCAGGCGTCAGGGCCGGGTGGGAGAGTTTCCCTTCATGCGGACCTGTGTGCACGGACGGTGCGGCAGTCGACGCAGGATGACCGTCCCTGGCAGCGGCGATAGGTTCCCGGTCCCGGCGCGGCGGTGCCGGGCACGGGTGGGCCCCGGCCGGACGCCGATCCGGCCGGGGCCGTTTTGTGTCTTGATCGTCTGCACTTCGTCCGAGCATTGGCCGAGCCCGCGATCACCAGCGGCCCGAAAAACGAGTGAGCCCCCAGCACACATCCCACAGAGCTGGGGGGTCTTCGGTAGACCCATA